ATCCGCCCCATCGTGAGCAGCGAGACCAAGGCGGGCAATATCTCGACTCGGACGTGGACTCTTCAGTATAGAAATGCTAGCCGTTCCGAGTACAGTAGGGTGCTGGAACTCTACGCGCTCTCGAAGGGGGGGGCCGAGGGTCTCTACTGGAACAATCAGAACTTCACCAGGGGGGGGAGCACCGAAACCGTTGTCGTCCGTATGTCTCAGGGGCCGCTCAAGGCCACTCGATCGACGCACGGACGGTACAAGTTCACGGTCAAGCTAGAGGAGATGCGATATGCCCCCTAGTGGTAGCCCCGTCAAGGAGCAGATCCTCGACGATCTGGTGACGACGCTGCAGTCCATCACTGCTGGCGACGACTACTACACGACCGTCGAGCAGGTCGTGCGTGTCGATGGAGGCCCCATGGAACTGAAGATGTTCCCGGCCATCGCGGTGCTCCCGACCAAGACGGAGTACGACCGCGAGGGGAGCCAGGGGACGACGACGATCAGTTCCTACTTCTATGTCCAACTGTCTCTGTTCCTGCGTACTCGCACGGACGGAGCCGAGAAGATCGAGCGCTTTATCCGCGATGTGCACAAGGCGACGATCGCCGACCGCACTCGCGGAGACCGCGCTGTTCATACAGCGGTGATTCAGGACGAGGTCACTTACCCGACCGAGGACGATGAGCCGTTCATCATTGCTGACTTGGTCGTCGAGATCGTTTACCGGACGAGATACAACGACCTAAACACACCTTCCTAGGAAACCAACCATGTCCTTTCGTACTCACCACCGCAAGCTTTTGCTCGCCCTCGAAGCCGATGAGGGCGTGGCGGAGACCCTTGACCCCACCAGCGACTACATCGAGTGCATCGAGCCGACTTACTCGATCACCCCGCGCACCTTCGAGCGCAATGTGACTCGCAAGTCGATCACTCCGGCCCCGATCGTGACGCCCGGCATTGGGCGCGCTGCGGGTCAGCCCTCGGCTACGGTCGAGTTCTCTTTCCAAGTCGAGCTTGCCGGAACGGGTTCGGCGACGAGCCTGCCCCGCTGGAGCCGCATCCTTGAGTGCTGTGGCTTCGAGAAGCACGCCGTGGGTCTCGTGACTATCGACACGACGCCCCTTGCTGGCGCGCCGAACGATCCGCAGGTGATCAAGAACGGCGAGAACCTGTCTGTTGGTACTGGTGATACCGCGTACAACGCGAGCAACCGCATCGGTCGCTCGGTTGGCGATCACTTCTACGGCGACCGTGCGATCTACTACAACGCCGCAGGAGCTAGCGGCTCGGGCACCTCTGGTGACAAGCTGTACGGCCAGATCGACGATGTGAATGGCACCGTTCAGGCGTTTGCTGCCGCTGTCGGTTACGGGTTCGTGCCCGTGTCCACTGACGCGCTTGGTGGCGCGAACAGTACCTCGGCTACTGTTGCCCTGTACATGAGCAACACGGGGGATTACCTCGAAGCGACGGGCTGCCGTGGCAATGTCGAGTTCGTGTTTGCTTCGGGTGACCGGGTGCTCATGAACATCACCATGATGGGCGTGCTCAACAAGTATGTCAGCGGGTCGTCTGACATCACCATCGTCGGTGAGGGGCTCTCGATTCCTCCGGGTTTCGTGGATGTCGATCTCGCGCTCGGTGAGTCCACCTTCGGCATCACCGATGCTGATGACTCCACCGCCACGGTGTTCAACACGATGAACATCAACATGGGCAACGAGATGACTGTCCGCGAGTCGGTCAGCGCCTCGACGGGCTACGCTGAGACCGTCATCACTGGTCGCTCTAGCAGCATGACCTTCAACCCCGACGCGGTCGCCAACCTTGCTTCGAACGCGCAGCTTGACCACTGGCAGCGGTTCCTCGCTGGCGAGACCTTCCGTGGCAACTTCCAAGTTGGCTCGACGGCGGGCAACAAGTTCCGCTTCAAGTTCCCCGCTGCCCAGTTCACGGGCATCGCGGACGGCAACCGTGACGAGGTGACCATCCTCGACTCGACCTGCACCCTGACTGGCGGCGACTACGGCTCGTCGGTTCAGGAGGCTGTGAACGACACGGGCTCCACCTCGACCGCTATCTCTCCCCGCATCGGGAAGGATAACGAGTTCGTTTTCTACTCTCTCTGATATCGGCAACCACAGGAGGCAACCATGCCGATCGCACTTGATCCCAAGGCTACTTTCGAATACATCCTCGAAGACGACCGCAAGATCCCTGAGGAGGATCGCACGGTCTTCAAGCTTCGTGGCCTGACGGTGTCTGAGGAGGCTCGGGTCGCTGACTCGATGATCTCCTCGGTCCCTGGTCAGGACGAGCTTTCGATTCGTTCCGGCACGCACCAACTGACCGTGCTTCGGTACGGTCTTCGCGGCTGGTCGAACTTCAAGGACTCGTCCGGCAACGAGATCCCCTTCGAGGTGTCTTCTCGCCACCCTCGTCACGTCACCGATGAGGCTCTGGACCGCCTCTCTCCTAAGCATCGGCAGGAGCTTGTCAATGCCGTCATGGAGAGGGGAGAGGTTAAGCAGTCGGAGGGGGAGTGATCCGGGCGGCGGTAGCCCAATCATGGGGGGCGGCTGTTGCACGCGCGTGCAAGAAGCCGTTCCCCGATTGCTCGCGCTGCCGCCGCCCTCAGTACTCCAGCATGAGAGAGGCCTGGGGCTGTGACGCTCCTGCTCCTCGCGCGGTGTGGTCCGGCCCATGTTCGCGCTGTCGGGGTTCTCAGGAGGAGTGTCCCGATTGCAACGGCACTGGACAGATTGAGTACTTCCGGTGCCCAAGCTCAATGGTCACGTCTGCGCCTCAGTCGCTCCGTCTGCACGTGGACCTCATGATGCGGGCCTACCATCACTACGATCGCCGCAATGTTCTGCCCGCGCAGGGCGCGTGGCTAGATCAGTCGCGCAGCTTTCTGGCCTGCGTGGAGATTATCGACAGCGAGCGCAACTACTGGGAGGGCGTCCTTCATGAGCACCAAGAGCGCGAGATGAAGAGGATGCAGGCCCAGACCAAAAGCCCGAGGAGCCACAGATGAGCAATGCGACACTGACCTGGGAGCTTCGCGTCAAGGACATGGCGAGCGGTGCATTCCGCTCTCTTGGTCAGAGCGCGAAGCAGGGAGTCACTCAGGCTAGGTCTGCGATCGACCGGCTCAAGGATTCGCTGAAGGCTGTTCCTGGCCGCGTTCTCAAGGCGGCGGGCAGCTTCCTGAAGCTGGCCGCCGCTGCCACTGGGCTGACGGGCATCGTGACTGCGGTGCAGTCTCTTTTCCGCGCCACTAGGACGGGCTTGGCTGACGCCATCAAGTTCAACAAGGCGATGGTGGAGGTCTCAACCATCTCCGATGACGTGCAGAGGAACCTCGACGAGGTCACTCAGCAGGTGCTGGACATGTCCACCGCGTTCGGGATTGCAGAGACCACAGCCTCAAAGGCTTTGTATCAAACGATCTCGGCTGGCGTCACGGACACGGCAGACGCCATGGAACTGCTTGAGGGCGCTACTGTTCTTTCGACTGGTGGCCTCGCAGACCTGAGCAGCACCGTTGACGTTTTGACGGACACCATCAATGCCTATGGCTTTGACGTGTCCGACGTGACGCATATCAACAACGTGTTCTTCGAGACTGTCCGTCTTGGCAAGACCACGGTGCAGGAGCTTTCGGAGGGGCTCGGCGTTGTGACGCCAGTCGCCGCCGAACTGGGTGTTTCGCTTGAAGAGTTGACCTCGATGCTTGCGACCCTGACCAAGGGCGGTATCGACAACACGACGGCGATCATCTACATGCGGCAGGCTCTGGTCTCAGTGCTGAAGCCTAGCACGGAGGCTCAGGAGCTTATTGAGAGGCTCGGGCTAGAGTTCAACGTCTCCAAGATCCGCTCGGACGGATTCATCGGTGTCCTCGATGATATTCGCGACAAGGTCGGCGATGACGTGTACGCCCTCCAGACTCTGTTCCCGAACGTGCGCGCGCTGGTGCCCGTGATGGCCCTGGCCGGAAGTCGCTTCGAAGAGTTCAACGAGATCCTGGCCCAGATCAGCGACACGGCCTTGGACGAGGCGGCTCCGGCCATGCGGGCGTTCGAGCTTGTCATGCTCTCCAGCGGGAAGAAGGCGGAGACGCTTGCCAACGCATTCCGTCAAGGACTGATGGGTCTGGGCGCTGGACTGATCGAGGGCTTGACCGCGCCGATCACGACGATCGAGGAGTTGCAGGCGGCTTCGTTTGCTCTTCGCGACGGCATCTCAGGACTGTCCCCGGTGCTGAACGTCTTTGCTGGGGCCATGCTGATGTTCATCTCGACGATGCCGCAGGTGATCAGCATGTTCGCTTCTCTGGCCGTCACTTTGGGCGCGCCTGAGGGCCTCGCCGCAGGACTGAACCAGTCCGCTGACAGCATGGGAATGGTCGCGGACGCCGCGCGAGGCATGGCGACCAGCCTGATGTCTGGGGACGGGGACCTTCTCGCGCACTTCGATCGCATTGCCACGCAGTTCCGCAACGCTCCACGGCGACTGGCTCAAAGCATTTTGGACGCTCGCGCAGAGCTTGCACGCTACGGTCGTGAGAATGCCGACGCGATTGCTAGGAGCGCCACGGGTAGCGCTGCAGAGCGTGCGCGCCAGCTTGACAAGCAGGTCAAGATTCTTGAGGCCCAGTTCCGCAGCACGTATGGCCGCACCTTCAACAGCATGCTGGAGGAGGCTGCAAGGGCTTCTGAGGCCTCGGGCATCGAGAGCAACCTCGTCGGCCTGATCACTGAAGGCTTTGAGACCATGACCCTCTACAGGTCTCTCAAAGCTGCCGCCAACCAGGGGGCGGGGCAGTTCCTTGAAGTCGCGGGCATGACTTTCGAGTCGCTGAAGAATGCCTACGGCGAGGAGTTCACTCCTAAGGCGATCGAGATGTTCAAGCAGATCGGTCAGCTTGTGGACGACGCGGTGTCCGAGGGGGTGCTTTCCGATCGAGCCATCGACAACCTGCGTAGGCAGGCGACCAAGGCCCAGCAGGCGTTGCTCCAAGTCGGTGGGGAGGATCTTCGCATTGGCCTTGGGCTGCCAGAGGATATGCCCGACGCTCCGACTGCCCCGCAGTTCGATGAGGAGCAACTTGAGCGCTATCAGTCGGCTCTGAAGGGCATCGAGTTCCAGATCGACGTGCTTGAGGCGGCATCTCGCGAGAGCTACCAGTCACAGCGTGAGGCGATCGGGCTAGCTACGCAGGCGGCCCTGTACGAGTTGGAGGTCAAGCGTACGCTCGGCGAGGTCTCGCTGCAGCAGTACGAGTCCATGTACACGGCTATCATCGAGGGTGAGGCCAACAAGCTTCAGTCGATTGAGGAGTCTATCCAGCGTGAGCAGCAGGCACGCGAGCAGGCTGCCCAGCGCGCAATCGAAGCAGAGGAGCGTAAGGCCGAGGCCGCCGAGCGTGCGGCGCAGCGCGCTCTGGAAGCTTCTCGGAAGTTTGTGGAGTCCGGCAGCCTTGCCACGGCTCAGGCGCTGAGTATGAACGACGCGATCATCATGGGCGCAGAGCAGCTTGAGATGCTTCTGGTGAACGCGCAGGCCCAGCTTGATGCCGCCTCCATGATGATGCAGGACATGGGGCCCGACGAGGTCAGCGTCTACAGCGAAGAGGAGATCGCGCAGATGCAGATGAAGATCGACCTGCTGCGGGATCAGGCCATGGCCCAGTCTGAGTTGAACGATCGGATTCGAGACTACGTCACGGCTCAGGGCCAGGGGTCTGCGGCGGGCAATGCCTTCCGTGGTTCGCTGCAGAACCTTGCCACCCAGTTCAGCAACATCGGCCAAATCGCTGGCGACCTTGTCGCGAACCAGCTTCAAGCCCTGACGGGCGGGCTTGCTGACATGTTCGTTGGCGTCATGGACGGCAGCAAGGACAGCAGCGAGGCCTGGAAGGAGTTCGCGGCCAACTTCATCAAGGGCCTGCTGCAGATGACGATGCAGATGCTGATGATGTACGGCGTCTCGCTGATGCTTCAGTCGCTCGGCATCCCCGTAGGGGTCATGATGGGCGGCGCAAACGTTGCTGCTCAGGCGATGGGCGGCGTCAATGAAGGCGGCCTTGGCGAACTGGTCCCGGTCAAAGGCTTTGCTACTGGCGGCGTCGTCGAGGGCCTTGGCCGTATGACCCCCGTGCGTGGCTACGCCACTGGCGGCCCTATCGTCAACGAGCCCCACGTGGCGCTCATCGGCGAGGGGCAATACAACGAAGCTGTTGTGCCTCTGCCCGATGGCCGCAGCATCCCCGTGCAGATGACCGGGCAGCAGGACGCGCGCCCGGTGAGCGTGAACTTCCAGATCCAAGCTTTCGATAGCAAGGATGTCACCCGCGTCATCCAAGGCCAGGAAGACCAGATCAAGAGCATGATCATGCAGGCCGTCATGGAGGACCGCGCGTTTAGGGGACGGATGGGATGACTTCTGTAGTGCTGCCCAAGGGCGAGAGCTTCTCGTCGCCGGACTGGTCTAACAACCCGGCGTCCTCTGACAAGATCTGGGGGCCCTGGTGGCAGCAGTACGTCAACTACCAGCCCAATCACGACCTAACCTCGGGCACGGCCCCGGACTGCCCCTATCTGTCGGGTGAGCCCCTGGAGTCCATCTCCACGGGTCAGATCTACACGAGCCATCTTGTGTCGCCTCTGCCCGGAGCGATGTGCACGGATGTCTCTGGCACATCACAGTCTTCGCAGCGCGCGTTCCTGTGCCGCGAGGAAGACGCCATTGCCAACGACGACAACACCTACAAGGTCAAGTTCGCGTTGGCCGACGCCGGAGGCGGGCAGCTTGGTAGCAGCGTGACCGAGCGCAGTGGCGGTGCCAGTGGCGTGTACTCGATCAGCTTCCCGACCAACGACGCCACGGAGGACGTGGGTCTTCCCACTAGCTCCAAGGACGCTGGAGGAACCACGGCGGGCTTGCAGGGCGGCACCCTCGGGACCCTGTTTGCTGTTGCGCGCGGGAATCAGGGCATGACGGGTTTGCACACGCTCTGGAACGGCAACTCCGTTTTCTTTCGAGTTGGTGCTGGTGACCCTGAGCGCATCACGGCGGTGTCCGCGAACCTGGGGCAGAGTGAGTTTGCTGTCGGGGGTTTTGATGCCTACGCCTTTTGCGCGTACCCGACACCCAACGCTAGCACCGAGGCGGTGGACCTTGATCTAGAACTGTGGCAGATCAAGCACACGACCGGAGGAGACTCAGCCGTCCGCCTTGCCAAGCAGACGATTGCCGGAGGCGTGTCGCGAATCAAGTTCGGCCAGCCCTATCACCTCAAGGTCGAGGTCGAGAACGCGGCGAGCAGCGTTGAGATCAAGTGCTACATCGGTGCCTACAGCACTCCTCACAACGGGGACGTGGCGGAGGTGCAGTGCTTCAAGGACGATGAGTTCGCAAGCGGAACCGCCACGGTCACCGCTGGAACCGATGTGACGGTGACGACCTCGACGGGCATCGTAGAGCACACGGCCTCTGACCGGATCGTGTCTTACATTGACCGGACCTTTGGATGGTCTATGGGGCGAGACAGGTCCCAGGATGTGAGCGACCGGACTTTCGCCAGCGGTCAGGTCATCGTGCAGGCCGTCGAGTCCGTCGTCTCCCTTGAGGTGCTGAACACGTCTACGGCGGGGCGCACCTACTACGACAACTGGACTCGATCTGTGCCGGGCGCACCAGTGGGCCAGCCGGGATCGATTCGGACGATCGAGAACCAGTTCGGAGATTACGGCCCGCAGCGGCTTGGCCGCTTCACGCTCGACTACGACGCTCAATACACTTGGCCGAGCAATGACGATCGCCAAGTAAGGCGTTCGGCTTGGTGCAATGAGCTTCCGCTGGATTACACCAGCTACGGCCAAGACCACATCAAGTTCCTCTACGGCTACGACCTCACGTCTCCGGTCGGAACGGACTATACGCCGGATGGGATGTTCCGCACGATGGTGGACACGTTCCCGCAGACGCGGCTGTACAACCATCGCCGTTCGATCTCTTTCAAGCCGCCGCAGGACAACCCCGGCGCGCTTGGCTCGCCGCCGGACTCAATCAACTCCTTTGAGGTCGGCGTCTGGGCTCGTGGCTACTTCAACGCCTATCAGACCAACAGTGGTCTCGGCGCTGTGGCCTACTGGTCTACAGACGGGGATGGCTCGATGACGTTCTTCCGCATCGCGATCTATGAGCGAGTGTGGACCGGGCGGAACCAGTACATCGCACCTGCCTCTGTCGGCAATCGGGTTGCCAGCAAGACCTACCTTCTTGCGGACATCGCTTCGGCACCGAACATTTACGACGGCGCGTATCACACACTGGACTTCCGCGTGGAGCTAGACGCCAACGCAAGCTCCCCCAATTCTCCGTCCAAGTACTACGTTGAGTTTGACGGCGTGCCGATTGAGCTTGACGACACTAACGCCGATCTCGTTAGCTCGACCGTGTCGCCTTACGAGGTCTCTGACATATCTCCGGTGTACACCACGGGCGAGCAGGAGTGCTTCACCTTCTGGAGCCTCAACTCCTCTGTGAACTCGTCTGGCACCTCTTGGAACCCGGCTCAGTTTCAGTCGTGGCAGGAGGGCGATGTCGCGGATGACCCGGACTTCAGCATCGACGATGATGCCCTTGCCTCGCTGGTGCTCGCTGGCGAGCCGACTCCGACGACCTACCTCAACGCTTCGGGCGGTGCTCTGGCGTTTGGATCGAGCTTCTACGATGACGTGGACACCGAGATCCAGGTCACTTCCCAGCGCGGAGTTTCTGGCGGGAACTTTGAGTCCGGTCACCGCTACACATACAGCACCGACGCCAACGACCGCCGCCGCTACAGCGTCTCGATCTCTTCCGTGTCGAAGGAGGTCATCGACAACTTTAGCAACTTCTACTCTGCGCGGCAGAGGGCTGGGGAGACGTTCTTCTTCGACTGTGACATCTTGCAGGAAACGACTCTTGGGAAGGAGTCGATCCCTGTGTTCTTTGCTCGTGACTCCCTGAAGATCGAGATGGTCGGACCCCAGATCTACAACTGCAGCTTCGTGCTGGTGGACTCGATCCAATGAGCCCTAAGCCCGACATCCCCCTCTCTCTGTTCCAAGAGAAGAACACCCTCGCCAGCGGCGTTCAGTGGCTGTGGCTGTACGAGATCACCATCCCGACGCCGACGCCGACGCGGTTCCGCGCGGTCTCTTCTTCGCAACAGGTGACCTTCCGTGGCAACGTGTACTACCCCTTCCCGATTACTCACGCGAAGACGGTCGAGAACACGGCAGGGGATACGCGGAGCGTGAGCCTCACGGTGAGCAACGTCACCCGCGAAGTTCTGCCTCACATCGAAAGCTACGACGGGCTGATCGGCCAGCGTGCCCGCATCATGTGCACGACCCGAGATGCTGCAGCGGCGACCGAATCGGCCATCGTCGAGCAGGACTTCCGAGTGGTGCAGTGCTCCGTCACGGGCGACTCGGTGCTGTTCAAGCTTGATGACCTGTCGGTCTACAACGACTCATTCCCGAGGCAGCGTCTGCACCGCACCTTCTGCCGTTTCCAGTACCGCAGTGGTCTGTGCGGCTATGCGGTGCCGGAGGCCTCGGACAACTTCCTGCCCGGCTGTGACAAGACGCTAGACGGGCCGAATGGCTGTGAGGCCCATGGTGAATCTGAGGAGGCCGAAGGCATCGCCAAGGTTCACCCGCAGCGCTTCGGCGGCTTCACCGGCATCCCGATGGACACGTCACGCGGATTCATCTGATGTTCTACTGGCATGACCTTCTGAGTGAGCCGTTCAGGCGTCCGCTGTCCAGCGGGCCCGGAATGAACTGCTTTGACGTGGCGATTGAGGTCAACCGTAGGCTGCATGGCGAGGAGGTCGCGCTGCCCCACCCGCTGCACTCCCCCTCCGAGGGGGACCAGTGGTTCAGCGTCAATGACATCTGGGACCAATGGGAGTTGGTAGGCCGCTCCCTGTCTGACGCGATTGAGGTAGGGGACGTTGTGGGATGCGGCAGGGAGGGCCAACTCACTACCGTTTACACTAGAGTGGAGCGTGGAAGGCCCACGTACTTGACATCCCACAAGCTGCGCGGCGTAACCACGGTGCGCCCGGCGGACATCAAGAACGTGATCGGCGTCTACCGCAGGAGGGCAAAGTGATTAGGGGAACGCTGTACGAGAACGTCTTTGAGACGCAAAGCTGCCGGAGCGTCTCTGTCGATTGCGAAAGCATCGCGGTTGGGGACTTCGTCGCCAAGGTGGCCGAAGGGGACGGCAACTACGCCGTTTACGTCAATGGCAGCTACTGCGAAGACCAGTCCACGCTGATTGGCCCGGACGACTTCGTGTCGGTGCTGTGCGTCCCCGATGGCATCACGTGGATCATCGCGGGTGCGGTCATCGGCATCCTTGCGCTGGACGCCCTTGTCATCAAGCCGCTGACCGAAGACCTTGAGCAGCAGCAGGCCGATCTTCAGGAGCAGATCCGTGAGGCTACCGACCGAGATGGCTCGGCGGTCAACACGTACTACGGCTTCCAGAACAACTACTATCCGCTCGGAGAGTGTGTGCCTGTTGTGTACGGGCAGACCCAGGTCGCCCCGATCTGCGTGCAGCGCAGCATCGTCTCCAACCTGACCCCTGCCGACAGTCCTTTCGACTTCGACATCGCCATCAACGAGATGATGAATCTTCTGATGGTCGTCAGCCACGGGCCGATTGAAGGGTTCGGTCAGTACAAGGGCAAGGTCAGCAACGCCACCGAGTTCTCTTCGCTGGTCACGTCGGTGGGTGCAAACATCCCCGAGCGACTGAGCCTTCGCATCAACAACATTGCGGGCCAGCACATCGATCACAGCATTCGCTGGCGCACAGGAGAGATCGACCAGACCCCTATCCGGGGAGCGTCGGCAGGACTGTTCGACCCCTACGACCCTGGGCAGTCGTACATCCTCAACCAAGGCCTGAACAACCAGACGCAGTCGATCACCGACATCGACAAGCCATCTGGCCTATACACCTACGCAAACCGGATCACCAACTCGAATCCCCTGCACTACACGTCGCAGGTGCTTTCGTCCACCGCTGACAAGGCCGCGATCACGGTCCTGTTTGAGCGTGGCCTGTTCACTGGTGCTGATGACGGCGAAGCGGATCCCGCTGCAGTGTCGTTCCGGGTGCAGTACTGGGAGACCGACGAGGCAGGCAACCCAGTTGGCGATGTATTCATCCTGCCCGAGCTTACGATCGTCGATAACCTGACGACTCCGTTCTCGGCAGACTTCCCGATTGCTCTTCAGTCGGCCACAGGGGCGAGCTATGACCGGCTTGGGTACGCTGTCGTTGACCAGTCCACGTCGAACCTGATTCGCAACTACAGCCTAGATACGGCTGACCCGCCCCCGGCTTACTGGGTCAGCGTGCCTACGCTCTCCACAGTTGGTCAAGCACGGCAGCGTGGGTGCGCTTGGTCGTTTGCCTGCTGGGCATCGCTCAAGCTTGGGCAACTGAACGGGTCAGACAACTTCACTCTTTGCTCCTGGGGCAGCGAGGTAGTCGCCGATCATGCGAACGCTCTTGCCTTCAATATGCCCAATGCCCGGACTTCGAGCGGCGGCGCAACCGGAAGCGGAAGCCAAGTCTTCCAGCAGGGCAACATACGTATCCGCATCCAGCGCGACACGACGAACGCTTTCGGCCAAGGTTCGGACAAGATCTACCTGACGATGTGGTCAGTGTCTTGGGCGGCAAACGGCGCAGACTTCTCTCAGCGTAGCTCTGCCGTGTTTGCCAAGAGAAGCCTGGACCCCATCGGATCGGTCAATGAGGCCGTGGACGGCTACTGGCCCTCGCCGGGGGCCACGTGCCACATTGGCGTCACTAACGGCATCCAAGACTCTTCGCAGGGTTCGCCGATGGTTCAGCGCGCATACATCAACGGCGTCGAGGTGCCGCTGGTCAACATGCCGCGAGGAGACTTCTTCAGGAACCGTGGCGGTAACCAGCGCGGCAGTGGAGACTACAGTCGCTTCGGTGCTGGCAACGCTGGAGTCGTCTCTTACTACGAATCCTCCGGCGTTCCAAGCTATCTCGTAGAGGATGCTGCCGATCGAGCAAAGCTGTTCGGCGCGTTCAACACCATCGATACGTACTCGTCATCGGGCTATGCCGGTGCCCCTCCGCAGCACGACACGATGCTGGCGTTTGGGTGCCACGACAATTTCAGCAACGGCCTGTCGTTCAATAGCTCTGCGGGCCACATCGCCCAGGCAATGTGGCACAACCACGACGGCAACACGGACTTGCGTGATCCATCATGGTTCGCCCTGGCGGCGGCAACGTCTGGCAATAACAACGTCCACACGTTCGACATCTACAACGATCTGGATCGGATCCAGTTCTCGGGCCAGAAGGGTTACCTAGCCCGTTTCGATGAAGACGAGCGTGTGGGCACCACCATGCCCAACAAGGAAACCACCACGGCCACGGACATGACTGTGTCTGCGGGCGGGTTCCTTGATACGGGAGGCCCGGTCTACATCATCAGCTTCGAGGACAGCGACCCGTCGTACTATCAGATCGAGGTCTTCCGTTCGAGCGCCGATGGCACGTCTTCCACGGACGAGCAGACTGAGGCGCAGATCCGCAGGATCACGACAGCGCGCACGCAAGACTTCGAGTATCCCGGCGTGGCTATCGCCGGGATCAGCGTGGCTGCGAACGATCAGCTTCGCACCAGCACGCCGCGCATTACCTTCAACGTCTTCGGCCGCAAGGTGCCCGTGGTCAAGGGCTTCTCGCCTAGCGGCGCAGCGATCATCGATCGCGAATGGTCTAACAACCCTTCCTACGTGGCCCTCGATGTGCTCTCCGATCGCGAGTACGGCATGGGAAGCGTGTTCTCGCCGAACGGGAGCTACGAGAACTTCGATCTGCGCCAGTTCTACGAGTGGGGGCAGTTCTGTGACGAAGGCGTGCCGGACGCTTACGGCAACCTTAAGTTCTACAAGCTGGCTACCAACGATGGTCTGGACGGATACCTGGGGCTGTACTTCGGCGTCACCACGTCATCTGGCGACTCCGTCAACATCGTCCCCGGCGAATGGTCACAGGGTAAGTTCTTCTCTATCGCCTCCATCGTCGCGTCCGGTCTAAGCTCTGACTGGGTCACTGCACTTGACTCGGAGACGGGGCTCAATGGAGCGAGCGCGCTGATGGAGATCATCCGCGTCCAGTTTGATACTGGAAACGAGGCGATCAGCAACGGCTTCTCCAGCATCGTCAAGATCACCTGTCAGTGGAACCGTGTGGCTAGCGATGGCAGCTTCCTGTTCCCAGACGAGGGCACCTTCTTGGCGGCGGACTACGGCCTGGATTCTCTTGGCACGGCTGGTCAGTACGAAGAGCGGTGTAGGTTCGACGGCTTCTTCGACTCGCGCAACATGTCCGGCTGGGACGCGGCGATGATGGTCTTCAAGGCCGGGCGAGCGATGCCGGTGAAGCTAGGCTCGCGCATCACGCCGGTCTGGGATCGCCCGCGTGACCCGGTCGGTCTGGTCACTCAGGCGAACATGATCGCGGACTCTCTCCGCATCAACTACAGCAACCCGTTCACGCGCCCGAACTCGATGGAGGTCGAGTTCAACGATCGGGACCTTGAGTACGAGAAGAACCGTGTCGTCGTCGATCACAGCAGCATTCAGACGCCGGACAGCATCGAGGAGATCCGCAAAGAGCGCAAGTATCGGCGTGGCGTTGTTCGCAGGTCGCAGATCATCCGCGATGCGTACTACCAACTGAACAAGCTGCACCTGCAGCGCAGGCAGTACGAGTTCAAGCTCGGCCCTGACGCGCTGCACCTTGTGCCCGGTGACCGCCTGCTGCTCTCGCACGATGTCCCCGACTACGGCAAGAGTGGCCGCCTCGCTGCGGACTTCACGTCTTCGAACACCTTCCCCTCATCGACTGAGCTAGTCAACAGCCTGAGCGTCAATGGCGGCCAGTGCGTGATCAGCATCAGGTCGATCATGGATGCTGACGACGAGATCCCCCCGATCGCCAGCTACAGCACGGGCGTGGCCCACGCCTACTCAGTTCCCACGGTCAACCTGGGCAGTGGCTACGTGCTCGCGGGCGAGTCTGGTGGCAACGGCTTTGAGTCTCTTCCGACGTGGGCCTCGCAGCACGTGGCGGTTGCCTCTGGCTTCTACCCTACGCCGGACTACTCGGGCGGGATACTGTCGCCGCTTGGCCGGATCACGTATCAGGATCAGAAAGTCGAGTTCTCGATCTTTGTCAAGGAGCCGGACGCTGGTGCATCGCCTCTGCTGCGCCTTGGGATCTTCCGCATCTGTGACGACGTAGGCTACGTCAACGAGTTCGAGGGCGTCGTGTTCGCGTGGTCGTCGGGCAACCTGTCCTTCGATTCTTTCGACGCGGCCAGCGGCTCGTCCGCGATGAGCTACTCGATTGAGTACCAGAGCGACGGCTGGTACAGGGTCGCGGTCATGTACGACAATGGCCTTGGCGCTGGCTCCGCCGGGGTCGGAGACTACGTTCAGGCTAGGTGCTACTTCTCGTACTCGTCCAGCAACGAGACCTTCAAGCCGGTTGCCGAAGGCGGGCGTGGGAACCAGTTCCTGAAGTACGGCGACCCACTGGACATCGTTAGCCAGATTGGCGGCGCTTCCCCCTGGGTGCAGGCCAACTCTACGACGGGCAGCAACTCGATTCGCGCTAGCGCTGTAATCGCCCCGCCGCTGTACCCCGAAGACACGACTGTGGACACCGTGGGTGACCATGGCTACGTGGTGCAGTTGACCAAGGACGGCTCGATCGCGACCGGAACCACGCCGCCCGTGATGCGACAGCGCACGGTCCTTCTTCTCGGCAGTGCGGTGTCGAGTTGGAATGGCGAGCGCGTGTGCATGACCGGGTACGCCCGCCTGAACTCGATCACGTCGCCGACTTCTCCGACCCTCGTGGTCAACCTCAGGAGCGGTACATCGATCGATGGAAACGGAATCCCTGACGGCGATGGCGTCGAGTTCACACTGTCCGCTGCGTCCGCAGCGTCCTCTTGGACTGCGTCCACGGCGACGTTTGCATCTTCGGGTACTGTTGCCAACGTTGCGGCGTCGGTCGCCCCGGTGCGGCTCAACTCAGTGCTCGACTCCCCTGACTGGGTGCAGTTCAACCTGAGCTTCGACTACACGCCTTCGTCTGGGCAGTTCGGGACGATGCAGGTCAGCCTGCACGCTGACGAGGGTGGCAGCGTGAACTCGACCATCGACGTCTGGGGCTTGCGCGTGCACGGCGCTGGCGGGACCTCTGCCACGCCCTCTTCGGATGCGCTGGTCAACTCGAATGTCCACATCGGCCATCTGCTCTGGGGCGCTCAGTTCGTCGAGGACTCTTCTTGGGCGGGCACTGGAACTGCGACCACGTTTGCCCCCGGCGGCGGGCTTGTCCTCGACCGCGACATCACCGTGGAGGCGGGCAAGTCCTACGAGTTCCAGATTCGGTCCTCGTCGCAGGTGGACATGTCCAAGAACACTGAGGTGATTGAGCGTCTGGTGATGGCTGAAGACCAGATCCCTTCGTCGGGATCGGCTCTTCTTGAGGCTGGCACCACGATCTTGGTTCAGCCTCCGTCTTCGGTTTCGCCGATGGAGGGGGACGTGTACGCCTTTGGCGAGGTGGGCCAGGGCATCAAGGACATCGTGATCGAGTCGGTCTCACTGGATCCAAGGGATCTGGTTCGCGAGGTCCGTGCCACGGATTACAGCGACGGGTTCTACAACGACACCGGATTCGCAGAGATCGACAGCACCTCGGAGACCTACAGCACTGACCGCAACTCGGGCACTGCTGGTGACATGGGGTACGGGTCGAGTTCGCAGGCCCCCTATCCATTCAGCGCGAACGGACGCTATGCGACGTTCCGTAACCGCGACGGCGGAATCCAGCCCTACGTTGACCTGAACTGGAACACGCCCGAGTTGGACAGCAGCTTTGCGGAGGTCGCGATCTACTGGTCCCGCGTGGACAGCCAAGGCCGCGCGACAAAGCCCAAGCATGTTGCGACGGTCAGGGCTGCCGACCTCTCTTACCGCTACATGAGTTCTGCCCTCAAGCCGGGCAGCCTGCATCGCTTCACGTTCCAGCGTGTTGGCAAGCGCGGCTCGCGGCAGTCTCTGAAGCGCTGCCCCTCGATCACGCTCAAGTGCCAATCGACCGCGCGCCTCCCCAGCGCCCCCGTGGTGAGCGTGGACTACGAGGCGTTCCGCCAGATCTACACGGCGGACCCGACTGGCGACAACCGGGTGCACTCGATCGAGGGCAGGATCGGCGGCTGGATCGTCTCCTCTCCCGCCTTCATCCTCGACCCGGACGACGGGCGCTCGGTCAGCGACTCTCTGGTCTTCACCTCGGAGAATGCTGCTGGCGAGAAGCATGTCTCGGTCTACGCCCGCAGCAAGCTGGCTAACGGCCAGTACGGTGTGGCGACCCAGGTGTTGCCCGAGTCCACGCTGGGCTTCAGGGATGGGCGCAGCACGGCGGAGAACAACGCCGAGGACGGCTACGCCACGGCGGGCATCCTGCCGCTAGATCTAGCGATTGCCTCTGGTGAGCTTCACTGGAGCAGTTCGAGCACGGCCCTGGGCCCGGTCTACTACGAGCAGAACGAGATCGATCTTGGGTCTGCTACGCGGGCTATCGCCTCGTGCGTGATCCAGGGATACCAGACTCGCCCGGAGACGCTGGCGGACTTGGACTTCCAGCTTGGCAGCGACCTTGGCCGCCGCTGGTCGATTGAGGGCCCGATGGATGTGACCCGCCCTTCGGTGGTGGACGGTATTGACCTGACCAACGCCAGCGTCAAAATTGAATGGCGCTGGACGAGCGGTACATCCTTGACGGGGGTGGAGTACCAAGAGTTCGTGCCGCAGGAGGTGTACTTCCAGAAGTGCCAGTTCCGTCTGGTCTTCACGCGGCCCACGGACGGCTTCGACACCTTCGTGCAGCGCATGAGCACGCTTATCACTCTTCCGCCGCTACAAGAAGCCATCGAGCTTGACGGAGGTTCTTTCTGACATGGCATCAGGACTCTACGACATCGCCAAGGAGGGCTTCCTCGGGGGCACGCTTGGCTGGAACAGCGGCGTCGTGAAGGCGCAGTTGGTTGGCACGGGCTACACGGCCAACTTCTCGACGCACGAGGATCTGGCGGACATCAGCGCCAAGATCGCCCCGCCTATCGAGGTGCAGGTGCGAACGATCACGGACGGTGTGGCCGACGCGCAGGACTTGGTCTTTGAGAGCCTGAGCCCTGGTCAGGTCGTGGCTGCCTGCGTGATCTACTTGGACACGGGGACGGCGGCGACGAGTACGCTGATTGCGTACATCGACGACCTCGATGTGACCACCACCGGAGGGGACCTCACCGTGGAGTGGGACTCCGGTGCCAACAAGATCTGGAGCTTCTAGAGCCATGAGCCACTCGACCTACACCTTCCAATAC